GTTTGCATTCTGAGATGATCCTCTACCTCCACCACCAGCAGTAACAGGATACATAACTGTTGCCCATGGTAGATCATCATCTACTAGTTGTGATGGAGCAGCAGTATGATACCCCATAATTCTAACTTTATATCTCTCACCAAAACCAATTGCTTCTCCCTCAGTTGGTTCATTGGTTGGAGCTGGAAATCCTGGTATATTAGCCTTCCATGTATTCTCATCAGCAATCTGACCTATCCACCAGATAAATCCATCTCTACCTACAAAATGATTTTTAAAGAATCCTTGATCTAACATTATTTTTTCTTTCCAAATGAATCTCTTACTAAAGTAAGACTAGTGTTTGATGAAGTAGGAGTAATTCTATGACAAACACTTGCTACCATATATATCCCTTTGGTTTCAGGGTTTGTATCCTTCACTTCACTACCTGATAGATCAGGAAAATGACATTCAATTATATCACCAGCTTTGATAGTAAAATCACCAGGTATGGTAATCTCAGTTTTTACTGTAAACAATTGACTATATCTCATTATAGATTGTGATGCAGCATTTTTAAAATCATAATTATCTTTTGTTTTCCCATCACTCCAGTTACTTAACTGTTCTTGTGATGTTGTACCACTTGGCATAACACCAGTATCTGTAATAAAACTCATAAATCTGGTGGGTGATTGCCTAAACTCTTTTGCAATCAATTCACTCACAGGTTCCTGTCCAGCATTCTCAAGTTTTTCTAGATATTGTCTCATTGTGGGAACTTGCTCTTCTCCAGAAATATCACCCTCTACTGCAGGAACTTCAGCTTTAGGAAAACTACGTATTTCATAATTAAATGCCAATGGATCAAAGAATATTGATCTATTATTATACATACCCATCACTAAATTTTTACCTACATCAATGTCACTGTTAATATCATATGTTAATATTTTTGCATCAAAACCCTCTGGTAATTGAGTAGAATTATTGTAAATAAATTTCTTCTTTGGATCACCTGTAAATATTTTATCAATAGATCTAAAATGATATCCATCACGTGTTTGAAAAAATAAATATCCAGCTGCTCCTTTTATACCTGTCTTTGCATCTTCTGTTGCTATTTCTGGTATTGATTTAGATGCTAACCAAGTACAGACATAAAAAGGTTTTCTATCATTACCTATGAAATTATAAGGAACAGCAGTATTATCAATCTCTATATCAGTTGTGACCTTTAATACATCTTTTAAAATCTTCTCAACATTATCTCCTATATTTCCCTCATACCTTTTTACCACTCTAGTTTGTTCATTAGCAAAGAACTCTCTAGATGCAAAATCAATAAAGTAAACATCCTTTGATGTGCCTGCATCTACATCTCTAAGTCTATTCACATATAATCCTTCTTCAAAAGTTAACTGACCACCATAAGCATCTTCAATTGTAATGTCAGTTCTCTCCCCACCTCTGATAGGAAGTCCATCAACTGTACTTTGTTGTCCAGCTGCACCACCTTTATCATCTTGTTGATATCCTGTTTCCACACAAGTGGCAGTAGCAGTCACACTATTAGATAAGACATTTTCATAATAACGAAAGTCAACCACACCTGCTGACAACTCAACAGCATTCTCTGTAAAGTTAGATGAGATCTGAAACTTTACTATATTACCTGCTGATTCTGGGGCGTTTTGTGACATTAGATTTTATAAAGACTTGCTCTTACTTGGGTCTTAAAATAACTATTTAACATCTCTTTTTGATTATTATACATTATCATAGCTTGTTGATATTGTCTCGCTCCTGATCTACCTGCAGCAAAATCACTTCTTTGAGGTGCTTGTAAAATCACAGTTCCAGCTGCTGATTCTTCATATGTTGTTTGAGATGAGACATTAGATACAGAAGATGAAGCAGATGAAGATGAACTATCTGATTCTGCTAATTGTGCTGTTGTAGTTTCACCACCAGACTCACTATCATCTATGATAGCATCAGAGTTATCTGAAGTTTCTACCACTGCTGCTGTTGTTTCCTCTCCTCCTTCTTCACCTCCTGATACAGATGTTTCTGGCACCACCTCTTTTTCTCCTGATGGGAAGAAAGAATTTTTAAGAAGTGGTAATAATTTACCTAGTCCAAATGGAGTTAATAAAGAAAGATCTGGTATTCTATTTACTTTATTACCATCCATATATTTTGGATCATCTACTCCAAATTTTTTAGCAACAAATCCTAAACCACTTGGTATAAGACGCAACTTAGAGATATCAACTACTGGAAAGTTCTCTATGAATCTACCAAATCCATCTTTAAAGAAATTACCAGCCTTGGTAAGTATACTCAAAGCAAAACCAGCAATTGCTTTACCTGCTTTACCTGCACCAGTTATTAATTGTTTGAACT